CATGAGTTTGATGACGAAAAGGGTACTAGGTTACTAGAGGCTCTTGATAAGAACTCTCGTTATGTATTTAATAACGAAATTGCGAGTGTCTTGACAAATCAAGACAATGTAAAAAAACTTGAAATATTTAAAGACTTTGATGATTCAGTTGGGCTCCTAATGGCAGAAGCGTTGCGTGTCACCCAAAAGGTTAATATCAGGCAAAACATGAGTTTGTTTGAGGTGACAGAAGCACTTAAGGATGCACTAGATGAAGACGGCATGGAACCTGAAGAAAGAATATTGCAGACTAGATTATTCCTTCAAGCAACAGAGCAACAGGGTAAATTTTACGACAGACTACTAAAAGGTCTGGAATTCCAATTAAAACTAGCAAACGAAAAAGATAAGAGAGAGACAAAGAAGAAGCCAGGGTTTAGACCTTTAAAGGAATTGAAAGATGCCGAAGAAGAAGAGTAGGGTAGATCATAAAATTCTCATTGAGAAGTTTGCACCTGAAGAGCAGGTTCTTGATCAGAAAGATACTACTCCTTGGTTACCATCGTTAACCAAAACCCAAAGAAAGATATTTGATGATCCATCAAAGTATATTCTAGCATACGGCGAAAGAGGGTCAGGAAAGACTTACTCTCTGGGGGGTCATAAGTTAGTTCGCCATTGCTATGAAAACTTTAACGCTTTAGCACTAATAATTGTTGGCGTGAGATCGCAGGCTACAATGGGAGGAGTATGGCATAAGCTACAAGTAGAGATACTACCAGAGTGGGTCGAAGGAATAGGTTTAAGTCACACTGATGAAAGGCAGGATACACAGAAAAATCTATACATGGATATAGAGAATAGGTTTGGTGGGCATTCTCGAATATGCTTAATTTCCGTACCTTATGGTTCATTTATTAAGGATAGAATAAAGGGATTTGAGCCAAGCCTTGTGTTTGTAGATGAGCTTACTAACTTGGATACGAATGACTACTTTAATGCAGTTGTACAGCAATTAGGAAGAAGGCAGGGTATCCATGGACCTCAGCAGTATTTAGCTGCATGTAATCCTGATGGACCGAGCCATTGGGTATATAAACGATTTTTTGAAGACCCGCTAGACGAGGATGGAAACTGGAACAGTGACTACTCTGTGTATCATGTAAAGATAGAAGATAATATAGAGAATCTACCTGATGGATATTATGATCGAATACAGGAAGCTGTAAAATCTGACCCCATAGAGGAAGCTCGCATGGTAAGGGGCGAATGGATAGATCGCCCGGCGGGGAATGCAATATTTGGTCCCTACTTCAATAAAGAACTACATGTAAGAGGAAGTGCGAAAACAGGCATACTACCAAATAAAGAATATCCTATATCAATAGGATGGGATCCAGGGTCGGTAAATAACGCATGTATTTTTATGCAAGCTTTACCAGGTGAAGACAGAACAGTATGGATTGTGTTCGATGAATTTGTAACCATAAATAAAAAACTCCCCTATACTACACTAGTGCCGTTGTTGATGAGAAAAATGGCATACTGGAACAGAAGAATGGATCATAAATTTAAGTATGTTCACATATCAGATAACTCTGCATTTAATCAATTTAGGGCTAAAACAGGATCATATGATGTTAAGGATATAGAAGATATTTCTAGGCAAAAAGCAGAAACATTTAATTTAGAACCCATCCGAATGCGAGCAGCTCCTAAGTTCTCAGGTTCAGTGGAGTCAAGGGTAAGGATAACAATAGCCAAACTACAAGCAGAGGAGTTTCTTGTCTCATCTCAATGCTCTGCAATTTGCAAGATGTTTCAAAACCTAATATGTGAAAAGCAGGGCAAAACATATGACCCTAATATAGCATTTAAACCAAGGAGGAGCATTTATGTTCACCCATTTGATGCAATGTCATATGTACTACTTCAGTACAACTCTTCTAATGCCGAATCAATACAGGTATCCAAGTCGGAAATCATAGAGATTGGTGCTTGACCTTTTGTAACACTAAAACATAAGTTACTTTATGCGCATGGAATCATTAGTAAACTTCGACCTCGAAATGTATCCTGATCTTTTGGATATGCTTGAAGGGGTATCCGCAGGAGATATTGTTACCGTATCTGGTTCGTTTCAAGTTAAGGAACTTACCGATAAACGTTTCTCCGCTTCTTTTAACGACGACGATGCATCTGTCAGTATATCAAAGGTAGAGGGAGACGAACCTGAAGACGAAAGCGAAGACGATACAGACTCGGAAGAGCCCGAAACAGAAGAAGTTACCGGGTGATTCAGAGTATACGACAAGCGCTTCGATACTTATGGACGCGCATTACGCGCGCCTCGGTATTAAGAAAAGGTGGAATAAGGAAAGAGTAGATAAGTTATGTGGCTTTTTAAGAATGAATTACGGAGAAATCGCAAGCCTCCTTCATATGCCTCACAGAGAGTTTATCCGAAAAATATATTCAACGAAACCCTTCGATGGCCCATTATGCCTAATTTTAACAATCATTGAGAGTAGATATTTACATAACTACACCAAGGATATAATCAAAAACTTATTTAATTTTACTGATGGTCAATAGGGATATACTTAATAAATACGGATGCACAACAGAGAGGCTCCGTGAAATATTCACTGCTGAAAAAGATTCTAAAGATCATGAGACGCGCGAGTATTTTCAAGATTTACTACAATCAAGAATACTTGAAGGTATAAGGGAGAGTGCAGAAAATGCCAAGCTGTACATGAGTGTTGATATGGCATGGGATTCCATACCTATAAATAAATCTACCATTCCGTTATTACAGTATGCACAGGGGAAGATTTCAGTAGAGGATTGCCATGATAAGTTAAATGACCTTGGTGTAGCCGATAAGTTCTGCGAATACGATGACGAAGGTTCGCTTAGGAATATAAACGCACTTCGATTATATGAGGTGTCGGTTAACATCATCCGATCTTATGTAACTAGAAGGGTTGCTGCACAATCAAGTAGATTTAGTAATTTGTACCCATATTTTAAATATGAACCAAGAAGTACTGATCTAGCTGACAAGCTTCGGGCTGATGTATTATCTCAGCGCGTTGAAATGATGACGGAGCAATTTGGATATAGGCATCAGTTTGAGCAAATAATAAGACAGATGTTTATGTATGGTCATTCAGTTGCGTTCCCAGATACATCATGGACTGAGGATATACAATGGAGGTACACGAATGACGATCTTACTGGTGGTGAGGATATGGAGTCATACGCAGAAAGAGCTGGAGTTCATTTCACCACACCACACCCAACTCGGGTGATCAGGGATTCATCTCGGCCACTCCATGATTTAAATAATAACCAGGGTCCACAATGGATTGGGTATTGGGACATTGTTAGGTATTCAGAAATCTACGGTAATGCTTCGACTTGGAATTCCGACAAGATAAGTTATACAAATAGCCTATCTACCCTATATAATACATATGCTGATTTCTTTGGTTATTACTTCCGTGATGATTTAGTATTCCCCAAGGTTCAAGATCAATACTCCTTTAAGAACGAAAGGGTTGCCCAAACAGGCATGTATGCAGGGGAAGAATTAGATAAGGGATTATTTGTTACACAGATGTGCATGAAGGTAAACCCAGTTAGAGATGGACTTGGCGAGTACCCTCATGATGTATGGGTAAAGTTTACAGTAGCTAGTGATGAAACTGTTCTTTATGCAGAGTATCTACCATCCCTCCCGGCCGTGTATGGTGGTATAAATGAAAATGATGATCGTATGTGCAATATATCAGTTGCTCACGAGATCATGCCATATCAGGATCAAATGACAAATATACTCAACTCAATGCTCGAGCAAATGAAGATGAGCATGTTTAAGATATTTGCAATTGACCAAGATGCATTAGACGATGACGTAAAAGAGTATATTAAAGATGCTCTTGCTGATGATACATTTTACGCAAAACCAAAAGCACTATTTTACTCAGGGCAAAAAGCAGCCGACCTAGGTATAAATAATAACGACTTTATTAAAGTAGTTGATGTACAAAAAGAACTTTCCGCAGGGGTCAACCAGTCGATCCAGGCAATCCTCCAGTTATTAAATCTCGTTGAGCGCTTGCTGATCCTATCTCCACAAGAGTTGGGACAGCCCGCTCCTCGGGAGATTAGCGCTACTGAGGTCGCAGAGATAAGTAATACTACAAATGCTATCTACTCTTTTATATCTGAAGGAATTGACGATATGAGAGGAGCTATGAAGAAAGTGCTATATGAGCATTTAGTATCCTGCTCAAATGACTCTTTTGTTGTTCCAATAAAAGGGAGGTATTCCGAGGAAGTAATACGACAAGCTGGATTTGATGTAGAAACGACAGGGGATGAGATTACATCAAAAAGAAATGTAATTGGTAAACCTGATAATCTGATTTATGAATATCTATTCAGTGGGCGTGATGGAGCTGAGAGAGCTAGAGATACTCAATCCGCTCAAGTCTTAGGTCAATTGGTTATGCAATTAATTCAAGTACCCGACATGGCAAAGGCATTGGGCAAGGAAAGAGTTTTTAATATGTTTAATGAAATATTTAGAATGTCAGGCGCTCATGATCTCAAGCTTGAAGCTGACGAGCAGGATATGCAAGAAGACATGAAAAATGTCGGCAATGAGCAATTTATTACGCAACTGCGAGAGCAATGGCCTCAAGTAGTTCAGATGCTAACGGGTTTGGTGCAACAAATTCAAGGAGGGCAGGGCATGTCACCTCAAGGTGGCGGGCAACCCCCTCCTCCTGGCGCACCACCTATGGAACCACAACAACAACCACAAACATCACCTGACCAACAAGTCCAGTTATGAGCGAAGAAGAAAATCCTGAAGTATTAGAGCAGCAAAAAGAAGCAGAAGAAGCGCAACAGGCAAAACCTGAAAATGAAGGAAATGCTTTATATAAAACACTTTTTGATATTGCAGAGGAAGCTGAAGAGGAAGTATCTGAATATAGACCACCAGTTGAGCTTAACGAAGCTGTAGAAACTTTAGACCATGTAGAGGAGAAGCAGGAGGTATCTGAAGAGCCTACCGAAGAGGCAAAAGAAGAAGAACCACAGAAAGCTGAACCAAAAAAGAAAAAACTTCGCAAGGTAATAGATCCAGACATTCCTGAAGATGTAAAGAAGCAACCATCCTATATAGAATCTACGGAAGACAAATTTGTTCCATCCGATGAGGATACTGAGTTTATGGAAGAGCTAGTTCCGGAAGAGCGTGCTATTTTTGAAAAAGTTCTCTATGCGGACAATAGGATGGGTGGTGACTACAAGGGAAAATCTAAGCAGTTTAAGCAGTTCTTTAAGAAGAATAAAGAATTCGTGGAGAAAAAAATGGCTGAGGATGACTTTTATGATCCATCAACAGATGATCAGTATGTAGAATTTGTTAAAAGCAATAAGCCTAAATTCACCCGAACGGACGAAGATAATGTTTATCGGGAGATGATACTCGAAGAGGCAGATAGGAGACTTGAGAAAAAAACACAATCCAAGATCTCTAAGCTAGAGCAACAGTTAAAGAAGTATGAAGTCATGCCTAAGGTTAACCAGGCAAAGGCAAATTTTAGAAAAGTTGCTCAACAGACTGTAGTTCCTGAAGAATTTCAAAAAGAATTCAAAGAAGGAGGGGAGGATGCAGTTAAAAAGTTTGCTGAGAGTAACCCACTTGAATACCAAATACTTGACCGCAATACTAAAGAGTTATTGCAATTTAGTGACGCATTAACTGATATATTTTTAGATCCAAGCTCTCAACTTGATATAGCGGGGAACGAAACGCATAAATATCTAAATGATTGGCTGAATGCTGAGCAGGATAATTTTATAAAGAGTGGACAAACACAACAAGAAGACGGCAGGGTGTTCATGCGTAGGGAGAGATACTTTCAACTCCCTGAGAGCAAGAGGTCCGAGTATTACACTTGGTCGGACAATGACTTACTTAAAATAATGGCACTTCGATATGGTGATAAGGTAAATGCCGAAATTAAACACCATAGAGATCAAATGGAAAAAGCTGGATACACTAGAGTTTCTCAAGCAGAGCAACCTACTGTAAGTCAACAACCTGCTAGAGCTAAGCCTCCCGTTTTGAATGCTACACCCAGGCAGGGCAGTGTAGTGGATACTAAGCAATCACCTAAAGCAGATGGTAGTAATAATGCTATACTATCTGCCCTAGGTTTGTAGATCCAAAAACATAGTTTTAGGATACTGCGTTAAATAGGTCATAAGTTCTATAATTAGCAAATTTTAAGGTTTTTTTTATGAAATGAAGTTTTTGTAGTTTTTTATGTTAATATCAGTTGTAACACGAAATATCGTATAACAATAACATTATTAAAACAATATGGCTACTAACTCATCATTACCAACTCCGAGCGCTTCAGGTGCGAGTTCTCTCGTAAAGGATCAATCCGGAGCTAACTTCACAACTGCTAATGTCGCTCGTATCATCAAGGTAGATGACTCAACGGGCTGTACCTTAACGAACGCATCTATTAAAGGTCTTACTCCTGCGGAATTCGAGGCTCTTTCCAATAAGGAAATTGACTTGGCTCGCGTGATAGCAAGCTCTGCAGAAGCTAAAGTTTTAGGTGTTCGTCAGCGCGGTTTAGTTGACCTTCTTAATAGCTCAATCACAAACATTAAGCCTCTTATCAATAAGGTAAATGTTGCTGAGCAATCAATCATTCTTCCATACATACAGAGACGCCAACGATCTATTCTTAATAGTGGCTACTTCGCAGTTGAAGCTGGTGCTGCAGCTGATGGAACATCTCCGATCGATTCGAACTCTGGGTATTCTCTTGCTCCTCAAGATTGGGAAGTAACAGTAAACTTGGGTGCTTCTGATTGGGCAACTCCAATTGATCACATCGAGCGTTACTTCTTAACTGGTGGATTTATAGTATGTAATTGGTGGGACAGTGGAGCAGGGAAAGAGCCTATTGAGGTTCAATTTCAAATCATTGGAGCCGCAGATGCATCAGCTGGTAATATCCAGAAGGCTAAAGTTACACTTCGTCCGGTTGGTAAACAAATCTCAGCAACATATGCAAATCAAGCAACATGGAATGGAACAACTCCAGCAAGTGCAACTCAGGTAGCATTGGCAGCTCAGTATAAACCAACTTATGGTATTGTGCAGACAATCGCTAATAATGTTAATGACTTTGAAGCATGGTGCCAAAATCAACCAACTGATTTGAGTGTAAAGATCATTGTTAACTGGTTGCAGACTACTCGTGAGTCGAGAACTATTGACCAGTCCTACAAGGAAACTTTGCAAAAAATCATGAACGGAGATGTTAATAGCTACCTCAAGTCCATGGTTTACACTCCTTTGTCTGAGCAAAACAAGATTGCCGCACAAGCATCCCAGGATCAATGGTTGCGCTCTACTTGGTTCAATCAACCAATCAGTGATAAGCAAACTCCTGAGACATACATGAATCTTCCTGCGGTTACTGACCCAGAGGATTCCTCATGCACACTTGAGTATAAATCTAATGCCCTTGGTATTAAAGCTCTACTTGCTGAGTCCAACCGAGTTAAATCCAAATCTGGCGGAGTTTACACTCTTGAAGATCTTCAGTCTGACATCTACTACTTGAAAAGAAACCGCGAGCAAGATGGTTCTTCAATCAGTGTTGTTGATGTGATGACCGATCGCTTTACCTATAATAAGCTCTTTGAGGTATTTAATAAATACTACCAAGGTCGTTATGGTTGGGGATTAGATCGTAATGCTCAAATCAATCAACAGATTACTCATAATGGTATCTTATTGTTCAACTACTCAATGTTTGATTTACCTGAAGTAGGATGTCAACTTGCAGTATTCCATGATCCTTACTTTGATGACATGATTAATCATGGCGCTCAAATGTTCAATGGAGATGGGTTTGCTGGAGCTGATGGCGACAAGGCTATTAAGGATGACGGAAGTCGATCCACTCAACCTGTGTTCGGAACTGGTAACGCTAGTAAGAGTGCTGAGTACTCTAAATCTATGCGTTCAATGTGGTTCATCGATTGGTCTGATGTTAAGATCGGAATCGCTGGAACAAATAGCGTGACTCGCAAATGGCCAAAACCTGAGGTCATGGAATCTTACAAATGTCGTATGGCACACAAGGAAACTGAGTACTCACTCCGTTCTACTAAGTGGACTACTATGATGGATGTTCCCGCACGTCACTTAATTGTTGAAAACTTTGATGTAGCTGCAGCGACCAACACTTGGTCAACATACATCACTTAATTGTAACCTTACTCAACCCTTACTCTTCCCACCCGCACGGGCGGGGAGAGTGGGGTTTTTTTATATATGAAATATCTATTTTTTAAAGATGCAAGTTATGACTATGGAGCTGAGGTTGAGAAAGTAAAAATTGGATCCCTATGGATGGCTGTCGGTATGTACGAGGACGGTGATGCAAAGAAGCTTATTAAGAATAATAAGGAAAAGATTTCAGAAATCGACCAAGCTCAATACGAAGAACTGATTGAAAAAAAAACACAATCGGTGACGGGACGAGTTTTCAAGACGCAACCCCAAGACGCGACCAAAGATCCAAATGCAGTGTATGTGGAAGAAAAAACCAAGCCTACATCTCGTAAAGCTAAGGAGTTAGTATCCGTCGGTGAAGCTGTTGTTGAGAACCCACTAGAAGGTAAAGATTAATGGACAGGACATCTTACATAGGTGTCCTGGGTACAGTTTTTAGTTTTACCCTAGATTCTATTCATTTAATCGCGGCAACAATATGTGCAATGTTAACGGCAGTTCATATTAGTGTTAGTATCTACCAAAAGTTAAAAAAGAAGGGTAAGGATAAATGAATACAGTAAATTATAATGATAAGGGAGCTATAATTGATTCTACCTATGTGGGCGTAGATAATAATAAGTTAGTCGTCACCGATCGCACTTCGGACTTCGGCACATTTGCTGTAACTACGCAAGATAGCTATACTGCTATCCCTTACCATAAAGCGAAAAGCTTCAGGATAAACAATCTTACTGGAAAAGTCGTAGGTATAAGAATGCGCCATAAGCGCATTGTAGTGGATAATCTTGATGACCTAATATACACAGAGTGGTCTGGCTCTGGTACTATTGAAAAAGGAGAAGTTCTTGAGGGTGTTCGCGGGGCTGTGGTAAATGGCTTAAAATATAGACCACTGACAACGGAAGTAATGAATGATAATTCAGAGGTTGAGTTAACATTTAAAACTCCAAACGAGGATGAGTATACAGTCAAGATAGGAGTTTGGGATAATGCAACAAGAGTAACCACACCAAGCGCTACTCCATCTGCAGTTCTTGAGGTTACAAATTCTAATACGAATAGTAATTCGGAGTATAGAGTTATTTTCAGACTTAGACCTAGCTCAAGCCAGTATGATGTATTCTTGGAATCTGCAACTAGGGAGTCTTTGACATTGGCGGCGACTGGAGAATTTGGAACTAACTCAATGAGAGACTCAGTGGTCTCGGTGGAATCTGATAAGGCGGTTACTATAGATCCTTTGGTTTATCAGCAAAAAGTAAACTTCTCTCACGAGTTAATGCATAATTCGTCGTCATACTCGTATCCTTGCTATGATAATATTTCAGAATATGAGGTGATTAATCTTGGTAGTGACGCTATGAATTATAGCGATAATACCGAAAGTATTAGCTTAACCGGATTCTATGGATCATGATAAGTGCAGCCGAAGTATCGCAAGAGCAACAATGGCTTAGTTTTGTTGAGGGCAAGGACTCAACCGCACCCGACCCATCGGCATATGCATTACATGTCCTTGGGGCAGATCACAGCTTAAATAATATAACAGGGGGCGACCCGACAGACGGGTTTAGTCCATGGGTAACCGATATTTTGGTTTATCCATCTAGTGACTACTGGCAGACATTATTAAATGGGGATAGGATTAGACCGTATATTGACCTGAGTATCTCAGACTACAATACATTACGAATTCCCTCGGCGGTCAAGGATTACGACTTATATGCCGATACAGGTAAGTTTTATGAAGATGTTGTAATAGATGGATCACTAACCCTTGGGACTACAGTGATTGGCGGGTCTAGTATAAGCATCCCTGGAGATTTAACTTGTGATAAGGTTATCGCAAACACCCTAACGGGTAGCGCAAATACAAAAACTCTCTTGCTTGAAATAACATCTAATACAACATTTAATAATGATCACACGGGTTACATATATCAATGCAAGCCATCAGGTAGTAATGTAAATATAACCCTTCCGGCAACTTCAGACACTGGGGTAGCGTTTACAGTCAACAACTGCGTAGCGGGCAAGACCGTGACCTTTCCTAACCTAGTTAATGCAAGGGGAACAGTTTTAGGGGAGCAGTTTTCTGCAGCTACTATTTATTGGGATGGGAGTGCGTGGTATGGCATTGGAGACTTGGTATGATTTTGGCGCATGGAGGAGTTCAAGGGGATGTCTCAACTGAGAGATTGCCCGCAGATGCAGTACCAGCAGTATTTGCATACTCTTTAAATAGAAAGCTTAGAAAGTTATATTCGGGAGAGTATTTCCGTTATAGACAGGCAAGTGGTGGTGAGTTTGATTACCCAAGCAACACGCCTAACCTAACTGAAGATGTTTTCATAACTACTATATACGATCAAGCGGTCGGCTATGGTGTACAACATGCTGTACAAGTCAGCCAAGGCTTACAGCCAAAACTTGAATTAGTTGGTTCTAATTATCGGGCTGTTTTTAATCAGCAAGAGTATTTGGATGTTCCTACTCTTGCTAATGAAGTCGGTCAAGATTTTACAATAACCGCAAGAAGTGATGGTGATGTAGCGACCAGTCCAGTTATAGGTATATGGAGTGGATCGGATGTAATTTCAATCAAGCCAAGTGATGCAACTACTAGATTTGAGTTTAATGGAGCGTATACAATTCTGAATAGTAATGGGCAGTCCACGCAATACATCTGTAATGTAGATAAGGCACAGAATAACAATAGGGTATTAACAATAAGAACTGAAAATGCTCACGGACATGTGGTTATGGGTGATCAAACACCAACATTCGAAAATATTTCAATAGGTAGGGACAACCAAGGGTATTATAAGGGAAAATTCT